GGTCTTGCGTGTAAAAAAGGCGAAATCAAAAGGGTAATAAAGGAGGTTGTACAGACGTGCCTACGAAATCAAATAATATAGGCGGCCGTGGAGGCAGAAGACCGGGTGCCGGACGTAAGAAATCGGCTGTCAAAGAAAAAGCAAATAACGGAAATCCAGGTGGACGAAGATTAGAGATCCTGGATATTCCGGATGTGGAAGGTGTGGAGATGCCAAAGCCACACGACTTCCTGTCAGCAGAGCAGAGAGATGGTTCAGAACTGCAGGCATCCGAGATTTATGAGGAGACTTGGCAGTGGCTGAAGAAGATCGGATGTGCATCGAAGGTGTCTCCACAGTTACTTGAGAGATATGCGATGTGTTCTGCGCGTTGGATTCAGTGTGAGGAGATGACCAATAAGCTAGGTTTCCTTTCCAAGCATCCAACTACACAGAAACCTATCCCATCTCCGTTTATCAATATTGGCATCAACTATATGAACCAGGCCGTAAGGCTTTGGAATGAAATATTTCAGATTGTGAAGGAGAACTGCAGTACCGATTATGACGATGCTGCTCCACAGAATGATTTGATGGAGAGACTCCTAAGAGCAAGGGAAGGAAGATAGCATGATTGAAAAAGTGAATCCGAGCCATCCGGATAAGGTGGCAGACAGAATTGCAGGTGCGATTGTCGACCTTGCGTATAAGAAACAGGAACATCCAAAGATTGCTGTGGAGGTACTCATCGGTCATGGGTATGGTCATGTGGTGATTGAAACATCCGCACCTTTGGAAAAGGAAGATGTTGCATTCATTGTAGAGCGAATGGCACCGAGCCTCCGTGTGTTTATTCAGATCGTTCCACAGGATGTGCATCTTGCAAATAACCAGTCGAAGGGAATGAGATGTGGTGACAACGGCATCTTCAAAGGTGTGCCGCTGACAGAAGAGCAAAAGGCACTTTCAAAGATTGCAAGAGAAATCTATACTTCCAATCCTACAGATGGAAAGTACATTCTTGATGAAGCTAGACTGATTATCTGTCAGAGCAACGCAAAAACTACAGATTTAAAAAACACATATCCGAATGCTGAAATCAATCCGCTCGGTGATTGGACTGGCGGCATAGATGTAGATTCCGGTGCAACCAATAGAAAGCTTGGAAGTGACATGGCTGAGTCCGTGACGGGCGGAGGTCTTCATGGAAAGGATCTGTCAAAGGCAGATGTGTCAGTCAATATCTACACATTCCTAAAAGCACAGAAAACAGGAAAGCCTGTAGAAATCTGCTGTGCGATTGGAGACGATACGATTGATGGCAAATCGTATGCAGAGATTGTAGAAATCGCAAGAGATTATATTCACTCTATCGGTGGCTTTGAGAAGTTTGCCGAGTGGGGATTATTTTAAGGAGGCGGCTATGAGTAAGACAACAACGGAAATGCAGCTTGTAGCTGTTTCAAAACTTATTCCTTATGTGAATAATGCAAGAACCCACTCAGCAGAACAGGTCATGAAGCTGAGATCCTCTCTTCGTGAGTTCGGTTTTATCAATCCTGTCATCATCGACAGAGAATATAATGTGATTGCAGGACACGGAAGAATCATGGCTGCAAAGGAAGAGGGCATCACAGAAGTTCCGTGTGTATTTGTAGATTATCTGACTGAGGCACAGAAGAAAGCATATATTCTTGCCGACAACCGAATGGCAATGGATGCAGGATGGGACGAAGAGTTACTTCGTATTGAGATTGAGGCTCTCCAGAGTGAGGACTTCGATATCGGACTTACGGGATTTGACGAAAGCGAGATTGCGGATCTCTTTGGTTCGGATGATACTTCCGGGGTAAAGGATGATGACTACGATTTGTCAGCTGCACTTGAGAAAGCAGCATTTGTAAAGCGTGGTGATATCTGGACAGTCGGAAGACACAGACTGATGTGTGGTGATGCGACTTCCTCAGAAGATGTAGCTGCACTTATGGATGGTAAAAAAGCCAACCTTATCGTAACGGACCCGCCGTACAATGTGGCATTTGAAAGTTCCGATGGCTTATCCATAAAAAATGATAAGATGGCAAATGATAAATTCTATGAATTTCTGCTTTCCGCATTTAAGAACATGGCCGAGCATCTTGAAAAAGGTGGCTCGGCTTACGTATTTCATGCAGATACAGAAGGTCTTAATTTCAGAAAGGCTTTCATGGATGCAGGCTTTCATTTATCCGGGTGCTGCATCTGGGTAAAGAACTCTCTGGTGCTTGGCCGAAGTGATTATCAGTGGCAGCATGAACCAGTCCTTTATGGCTTTCTACAGAATGGAAAGCACTACTGGAGCAAGAATGCAGGCAGAAGTCAGACAACCGTCTGGAACTTCGATAAGCCGAAGAAGAATAAGAATCATCCGACTTCAAAGCCACTTGACCTGCTTGCCTATCCAATCGGAAATTCAAGTCAGGAAAACGCAATCGTCATTGATACCTTTGGTGGCAGTGGTTCAACGCTCATGACCTGTGAGCAGACGAACCGTGTATGTCATACGATGGAACTTGATGAGAAATACGCATCCGTCATCCTTCGTAGATATGTTGAGGATACCGGTGATACAGATAATGTATTCGTAATCAGAAACGGAGAGAAACTTGCTTACTCCGACCTTGTAAAAGAGGTGGAGGGAGCAGATGGAGAATAAGAATTTGACCCTCGGAAGTCTGTTTGATGGTTCCGGGGGTTTTCTTTTGGGAGGACTAATTTCCGGTATCACTCCGATTTGGAGTTCAGAAATTGAGCCATTTCCCATAAGAGTTACAACAAAAAGACTGCCACAGGTAAAGCACTATGGAGATATCTCCAAGATGAACGGAGCAGAGATTGAACCTGTAGACATCATCACATTTGGCAGTCCATGCCAGGATATGAGTATTGCAGGCAAGCGTGATGGACTTGGTGGTTCAAGGTCTAGCTTGTTTTACGAGGCAGTCAGAATCATAAAAGAAATGAGGTGTAAGACAGATGGCAGAAAACCTAGATTTATCGTCTGGGAAAATGTCCCCGGAGCATTCAGCTCCAACAAGGGAGAAGACTTCAGAGCAGTACTCGAAGAGGTCTGCAAAATCAAAGATGAATCAGTGTCAGTGCCTAAACCTAACAAATGGAACCGTGCAGGAAAAATCATGGGAGATAATTACTCCGTTGCCTGGAGACAGTTTGATGCTCAGTTTTGGGGAGTACCCCAGAGAAGAAAACGTATCTACCTTGTCGCAGATTTTGCAGATTGGTGTGCCGGAAAAATACTATTTGAGTCAGAAGGCTTGTCTGGGTATTCTAAGGAGAGCATCCAGTCGTGGCAAAGTTCTGCCTCCGCTTTTAGAGAAGGCACTCAAGATGCAGGCATCGGCTTAATGTTTGAAAACCACGGACAGGATGCAAGATATACGGGTCCTCTTGATGTGTCTCAGACCGTTCTTTCTACTTATGGAACAGGCGGCAACAATCAGCCGTTTGTAGTGGAAACACCAAAGACATTGAAAATCCGAAGTGGATGTGAAGGCGGAGGAAAGGGTCCGCTAATCCAGGAGAACAAGTCAGCAACACTTGGAACAAACAATGATCAGACATTATTCCAGCCTGTTGCTTACGGCATCTGCTCCAAGGACAGTAATTCCATGAAATCTGCAAATCCAAACAGTGGATTTTATGAAGCAGATACAAGCAGAACCATTGATGGCAATGGTGGGAATCCCGGCTGCAACCAAGGCGGCATTGCTGTGATTGAAGGCAATGGCACTCGTCCTTCTCATAAGGGTGATGGATATAAGGAATCAGATGTCATGTACACATTAAATGCAACGGAGCAACACGCAGTGGCATTTGCAGATATTCATGCGACACTTTCTGCCAACGATGGTCCAAAGGGACCGTCTTCTCAGATGATGGGAAATCCTCATGAAAATTTTGTAGGAGAGCCTGCATATGGTATTGGCAGACCCGCAATGAACCAAGGCTATAATGCAAAGTTCAGTTTCCAGATTGAAGAGGAAGTAGAACCGACTATTGTGGCAGCAGGAGCAAGTGGAGTAGCTCATCCGGTGTGTAGTTCATCCAAGGCATCATTTTTTACATCCGCTGAAGAAGAAATGGCAAATACACTCGTTGCCACAGATTACAAGGATCCACCTATCGTTAATGAACCGAGATATATTGTGAGAAGACTTACTCCTACGGAATGTGCAAGACTGCAGGGATTTCCGGATTGGTGGTGTGATGAGCTTGGAACAGAGAATCCTACCGATGAGGATATTTCTATATGGAGAGAAATCTTTCAGACACACACTGATGCACTTGGAAAGAAAACAAAGCCGAAGACAGATAATCAAATCAGAAAATGGCTTAAGAACCCACATTCAGACTCAGCGGAGTATAAGATGTGGGGCAATGGTGTAGCACTTCCTAATGTGGTGTTCGTGCTTTCCGGAATAGCATATTATGCACAAAATCATGATGGATAAATCGGTTCATATTTACTCAGATATTTACAGATATGACTTGCTATTTATGTGATTCAGAGTGATATATGTAGTACCGAAAAATAAAGGAGGTACTCATAAATGAGAGTAGAATTTAACCGAACCGGAGCAGAGAGAAAAGCACTGGTTACAGCAATTGGAGAAATCCTCGGAACAAAGCCAAAGTACAAGGGGATGCCAACAGCTGCTTATGATTTTGGTGGATTGATTATCGACAAAAACGGTGATGCAGTGTTCGAGGAGAACATCTTTCCAAAGGATATCGAAGACCTTCTTCAGCAACTTGCCGACAGAGGCTTTGCTTACGAAAGCAAGGAAGTATCCGAAGACCCGGAAGAAATGCCACAGGGCGAAGATGCGGGGCTTACAGTGGCAATTCCCATTGAGAATGTTGGAGTTTGTAACCTTACAAATTTACTTGATGCAAAAGGAGAGTTAATCAAAAAAGCGTTAGGAGTGGATGACATTCGAATTGAAATTGATGAGGAAAAAGTTTCATTTCCTTGGTTTTCCGAACTCCCGGATGCAGAAACCTGTCAAGCTTACCAGAATTTCATTGCAGCACTCTGCAAGATGAGTAAAGAACAGAAACGCATCAACTCAACAGAAAAGAAAGTCAGCAATGAGAAATACGCATTCAGATGTTTCCTTTTAAGACTTGGGTTTATCGGTGAGGAATACAAAGCCGACAGAAAGATTCTGCTAAAGAATCTCAGTGGCTCATCTGCTTTCAAAAATGTAGCAAAGAAGGAGGTGTCAGACGATGAGATTTCCAAGTAAAGAGATTGTGGAAA